CTGGGTTAGCCTTATAAAAAGTATGCTTATACTTGTTGTAATCTTCCATACTATCAAATGATTTGCTTAATCCAAAGGTTGCCCCTTGGTTGCAAGGCACTGATACTACAGAAACTTCAAAAAGCTCCGCGTCCTTTATCTTGTATCCATCGGTTTCGGTCATATAATCAGCGTCCTTGACTTTGAAACCGACAGAAAAAGCTCCAAGGACACCGTCTTTGATTAATTGTGTTACGTCGCCTGCAGCTTTTGATATCTTTGCAGATATCTCTAAACCATTGTCTGTAACTTTTAGATCTTTACAACGTCCGATAGGTTTATCGTAGTTGTGATTAAATAAAATAATTGGGTTGTTCTTAAAGTTTTCTAAACCGCCTTTTGTCCACGCGCCGCTTTCGATTATATCTCCAGCTCTGTCAAGACCACTTGTACTTGCAGAACCTTTAATTTCTATACCACCATCATCAGTTTCACCTAATGCTTTGAAAGTGCTTGTCCAGTGATAAATTTTATTTGACATCTTTTTTCTCCACTTTCTTAGCAGGTGCTTTTTTAGCAGGTGCTTTTTTAACTTCAGCTTTTTTAGTAACTTCAGTAACTACAGTAGCTGGGTATCTGTGTTCTACAACACTTAATACTCTATTCCAACTTCCAAATGCTCTTCTAAGCATAAAATCTTTAACAGGAACATCTGCTCCTTTTGATTTGTAAGTAGCTAAATCCATACTTCCACCATTACTAGTGAAATACTCTGAAACAGCTTTTGCCATCATATGTTTTGTCATAATTATTCTTCCTCGCTTGGGGCAGCCTCTTCAGGTCTACCGCCTTGTTCCGGGTTTGTGGCTGAGCCTGCTATATTTGCAGGTACTCTTGGCTTATCAAATCCGGCTACAGGTTCTTTTCCTAATGCTTCTCTTGCTTCATTAGCACTTAATATGCCTGTGTTTACAAGGGTAGCATAGTATGCTGCCTGATCTCTCAATTCTGGTTGTAAAGCAGGAATTCCTGTTACATCTTCATTTAGTGAGAAACCAAAAAATCTTTCTAGTGCGTATCCTAGTTTTTTAACTATTGGAAGCACAGTCTCTAAGTAGTATAGTCTATGGTTAGGTCTTATATTTGCGTTATTGCCTCCATCCAGTAAAATTGGTGGTATTCCCATAGCTTCTAGTATAATTCTTTCATTTGCTTTGATTGATTCTGCAAAGTCTAATTCTTTAAAGTTCACTTTAGTTAGTGCATCTACTTCTAATCCACCATCAAGTATAAGAGGTCTTCTTCCACCTGTATTAGGATTATACCTTATGCTCCAAGCTTGCATCATTCTTTCTTTTACTTTCTCAGAAAGAGTATTTGGACTCTTTAGTACTAATCCTGGAACTGCTCCATTCTTGAAGAAGTTATCCTGGAAGTTTCTCATACTTGCAAGTAGTTGCATAGTTCTATATGCAGGTTTTAGTCTTGGTACTCCTCTATAAATGGAATTAAAACTATTTTCTTTAATATGAATAATCTCACTTGGACTATAATCTATTGAGTTGTCATAAGAATATCTTTCTATATATGTTTTGTCATCAGTATGAATAGTTACCTTATCTGCTGGTAAATGGTACAAATGAGCACCATCAAAGTAAATAAAGATATTTCCATCTATAAGTAAATCAATTATTAAGTTTCTTTTAAAAGAACTTACATCCTGAAAAGGGTTGGGCTCTACATTTAATAAAAGTTCGACTTTTGATTTACGAATATTTTTTATAATATTATTCGTACCTGTAAGTTTTTCACCTACAGAGAATGGTATCTCCGCAACATCATCAACAATCATATTTACTGCTCTGTTTACAATTTCTAATTGTTCGTAAGCATTTTTATAATTAGTTATAATTTCACGAGAATCAACAGTCATTCCTTCATTTCTAGAAATAACGTATTGTGCAGGATTTAGCTTTTCTTCAGTAGTAGCTTTAGTTCCTGTCAAAAAATTATACCATGCCATATTTGTCTCTCTGTTTCTCGACCCATCTTTTTTGTTTCTCTGCGTGTATCAACTTGGGTCGTTTTCCATATACTGAATGTAATTTCATATGGTGACTATGGCAGAGCGTTACTGTATGTTCATAAAGTTCTTTGTAGTGTTCATCAATAAAGGCTTCTCGAATCTCTAGTATTTCTTGTTCGTTATTAATTATTAATTTTTTCTTTTTTATCCAAGTTTCTAGTAGTTCTGTAAGCCCGTGATAGTGATGAAAATCTAATCGTTCGCTGTTTCCACAAATATAACAATCGCTTGATTTCTTATATTGTGATTTCGCTTTATCTCGTACGTATTTAACTAAGTCTCTTTTGAAATTCATATTTCTACTCTTAATTAGAATTATAACAAAAACATACAGCAAATGTCAAGAACTGTTTTTTACAGGTCTTGTTAGAACGTTGTGGCTGATGTTTCAAATGTGTATAACGCATATCGCATAGCATCGGCCATATGGGATGCCATGTTATGTTTGGGTTTCTCTTTTAATAAATTAGGGTTTGGATCCCATTGATACTGGTCTAATGAGATGAGTGCTTCTTTGCAAGTTTGGTTAACAGTTATATCATCGTTATCGACTAAAGTAGCTACATGTCCAATTCCGTCTAGTACGGATTTCTTAGCATTTATAGTACTGATGTCATAATTTTGTGCTAAGTCGTATCTTGTTTGTTGAGCTGCAGAGTCAATATAAATATAATCAATGTCCCATTTATGAATTAATTTTTGAATCTGTAGAGCATGTTGTTCTGTTGTTTTTTCTGCATCCATATACTCATCTACAAGATGGTATTTTCCTGAGTCCCAATCATAGGCAATCACACAGAACGCGGTAGGATCCTTGTAACCTACGTCTAATCCTGCAAAAACATCCATATTAGATACATCTAGTTGTGACAAGTCTGCAATACACTCTTCGTGATTAAACGCCCATACTTGACCTTCATAAACATTGAAGTCTGCCATATATTCTTGAGCAAATTCATTCTCAGACATTGTCTTTCTGGCTTCTACAATATCTGATTCGGATACACGAGGGTTCTCATGATAAGTAGCTTTTACTGAACACCACTCTGGGAATTCATCGCTGTACCCTCTGTAGTAAAACTCAGCAAAGTAGTTATTTCTACCCCTTGGAGTAGATATAAAAATTGCTTTTGAGTTCTGTTTATCTAGTGTAGGTCTTAGTGCTACATTGAAGGCGTCTCTTCCATCTGTTAGAGCCGCTTCATCGAATATGATTAAGTCATAACTTCTACCAACTACTGAGTCTACTTGATTGATAGAACCCATACGAATTGTAGAATTGTTTGAAAGTTCAATAACTTTATCCTTTGCGTTGTCTCTTAACACCTCTAAATCGAAATGTTTTATTAAATTTCTTTGCAAATCAAATGAGATTTGCGATAGTGCATAGTTGGGGGACATCAATAGTACGTGTGACCCCGGGACTAGACAAACAAGTTGTCCTATAATATTAGATATGTATGTTTTTCCTTGACGACGTGAAACTGCCGCTGAAATAAAACGATACTTTGGGTTGTTGATTGCGTTAATAATTGCTGTTTGTGATGAATTAGGTGTAATACCTAATAACTCAAGATACTCCATTATAGGAAGTTTTATGAAACGTGATTGTTGTTCTAAATCCATTAGATAATCACTAACTATATCTGTACGACTAATTTCTATCAATGTATAATCTCATCTGGAAAAATATTATAGTTATCGTCGTCGGATTCCAGTTCTCCGATTTCTAACATCTTTGAATACAAGTAGCAATATGATGCTGCTATTTGCTTTAGATTTTCTTCTGCTTCTGATAGAGTTCTTTTCTTCTCTACTGTAATTAGTCTTTTTAAAAAATTCGATGCATGTGTTGCCCCTTCGTCTAACCAAAGTTTGGTTCCATTTGCTTGCATTATTTTCTCCTTTTGATTCCTCGTACAAATTTTTGAGACTTAGGCGGTCTTTTTGTAGAACCACCTTTGCCTGCCCAAAACACTTTATTTGCCCAGTAGGCTGCAGAACTTTTACCTTTAGCAATGTTCTTTCCGTGTCTTGCTTTGAAACTCTTTCGAGCTTCGGGACTATAATTATGCCCCATTCCTTGTGCACCGAAGCGAATAACTTTTACCTTACCGCCAACTCTAACTCCTACCACTGCTTTTTTCGTTTTATGTGAGGGAGTTCTTTTAGGTTTATTAAGTCTAGTTAGTCCCGCTCTTTTGAGCCTTCCTTTTTCTGCTTTTGTTAGTGCCATGTTTTTTATTTCTAGTAAAGTTATTTACTACTTTATCAAGTCTTCCTGACTTCATAAATTTATTTATTTCTTTAAAGATATTATCTTCTTCTCCCTCTCGTTAGTAGTTTAGAAGCTGTTTTCTTGCCAAATTTTGCTCTTTTAGGATTAGTTGTTTTACCAAATCTTGGTCCTACTGCTTTAGGTGCTGCACCATAAAATCCACCTACGGTGGTCATTGGTGATTTAGTATTTACATAATTTCCTGCTGCTGCATTCATATCACGAGTTACTCCTCGTTTTAGTTTATGCTTTGCTAGCTTGGAAGTTCCATGGACACTTGGTCCGCTTAAAAATCCGCCTTGTCTTGCCATTTTTAAATTCCTCGTCTACTCTATCGAGTACTTTGGCTTATTAGCCTGTTAATGAGAACTACATTAGTACGTGTTCTCGGTAATTTTAATAGTTTTCTGATAGTTATACTGTGCTGAATTTCTTCGAGTACAGCTATCTTTAGCCTTTCTGATAAAGCTAACGTTTGTTCTATTTCTTTATTTAAGTATTCTTTTTCCACTGCTAGTCCTTGTAGACTTAGCTAATGTATTTTAGCTTTTTACTTTTCTTTCCGCTTCTATCATTTTGTCTTTGATATCAACTTCGCCATCCCAGTTTTTATCCTGTCCTGTGATGATATTTATAAATTGAGTCCATTTAGTTTTAAACCACTCCATTTATTTTCTCCTTCTTTTAGTGTAAGTCCTCACTCTAGTAGGTCTGCCGCCTACTCCTTGAGCTACTGCTCTTTTTCTTCGTACTGCAGACTTTTTTTGAGCCTTACTCATTGTTTTTGCTCTGGCTAAAGGTACGCACTTGGGGTATCCTCGCCTCGATGTTTTTGCAGATCCTCGTCCGCAAGGTTGATATTTGCCTTTCTTTTTAGGTCTTCCAATATCTACCCATTTTTCTTTAAACCACTGTGTTAAGCCGCCTTTAGGCTTCGCCACTGTCATGCTCTACGTCACCGCTTACTAGATAATTGGCTGCTTGAACAAGTTCGTATTCGGATACTGCTATTTTATTAGTCCACCATGTTTCTAGTGACATTTTTTCTTTTCCTTCAAGACCGTCTAGAATCATCTGGCAATGACTCATAATTACTTTGCAGCTTGTAATAGCAGAGGCAGCATCTGTGTGCCCCCCTTTAATTATAATTTTTCCATCTATTAACTTTACTATCATTTTTTCTTTCTCCCTGTACCCATTCGGTATTTTCCGCCTTTGGCTTTGTATGTTTTTACTAACCATCCATTTGCATAAGCTGATGGGTATACTTTAAACTTTCTTTTAGCTTGTGCCTTAACCCTAGCATATAGCACAGGGTTTGTAGGCACGGGCTTTTTCTTAACTGCTTTTCTTCTGCGAACAGCCATTATTTTTTCTTTTTCTTTTTCAAGATGGCTGCTTGTAAGCCTTTAGGTAATTTCTTTTGTGCTGCTGTTAAGCTCATTCTCATTGCACTTTTCTTCTTTCCACCTTTCTTTTTCTTCTTCTTTTTATGGTATGGCACGTCGCTCTCCTTATGTCCATTTAGGGTCTTCCAAAGGACACTCTGCCCATCTAATCTTTGTTTTGAGAGGCATAAAACATTTACATATATCGCAAACTTTCCATTTTTTTAAGTGTGGGCACTTTTTACAGATCGCCATTCGTTCCTCTGGCGTTTTCTTTTTCACCTTAACTTTTTAGGTAAGTGTTGTCTCTTTTTTCTTTGAAGGTTGGTTTTTCTTGCGAGTAATCTTTTTACTCTTGTGGAAAGTTCTTGGGTAGGTTCTGAACCCGTGCCCTCAGCTACTGTTCCTATTTCTACTTGTTTAACTGCTTTTGATAATGCTTCTTCTATAGAGTTTGACATCTATTCTCCTTTTAATTTTCTGTTTAATGCTATTTCTGCATTTTCTAATGTGGTAAACCCTTGTTTATCTCCTTCGAATGTGAAGTAAAATAATCCGTCGTCTTCCTGTACTATCTCTACTTTTTTAGTAGTAGTAGCTCTTATATCTTTTGTTTGATAATCTTTTTTCATTTTTTCTCCTAACCATGCATTGAGAACATAGTAATTATTATACCAGCTCCAGCAACTATTATAGTGCCTGATACGCTAATAAGTATTGTTTCAATTCTTGAAACTTGATTGTCCATACTGGTAAATCTTCCGTCAGCGCCTTTCTCCATGTCTGTTATCTTATTGAAGATAGTTTTCCACCGTTCGGCACATACAGCCTCATGTTTGGCTAACTCTGCGGCCACCTCGTTGACATCCATATTATTCCCCTGAAATCTGTTGAACTTTTTGTTCTCCAATAATTATACCAAAATCAGACCTGAAAGTCAAGTATTATTTTCTGATGGTGTATATTTTAACTGGCTCGGACTTTCCTTTTACCGTCACTTCGTCGAGGAACTCGTAATCAAAACCGTCAACTAAACTGTGCTCCGATATGATTAAATCTGTGTCGTACTCTTTACAACTAGATTCTAACCTTGCTGCAAGATTAACTGCATCGCCGAGTACACTATAATCAAAACGATTGCTGCTACCAAAATTACCGACAACACAGAGTCCAGTATTGATTCCCGCTCCTGTATGTATTTGATCCAGTCCTTCTTCCTTGAGTTCTTCATTTAATTCTCCTAGTGCTACCCTCATTTCGATTGCAGCCTCTGTAGCTTTTCTCTCTTGTTCTTCTACGTCTAATGGAGCGTTCCAGAAAGCCATTATACAATCACCCATATATTTGTCGATTGTACCTCCGTGTTTTAGTATAATTTCTGTCTGATTATCAAGAAAACGATTTATTAGACGAGTAAGACCTTGGGGATCTTTTTGGTATTTTTCAGAAATCGGTGTGAATCCTCGAATGTCAGAAAAAAGAAAAGTGAGTCGTTTAGTCTCCCCACCCAATCTCAGCAATGTTGGGTCCTCCTGTAATTTTTTTACTAAGTCGGGGCTTACGTACGTCCCGAATTGTTGTTTGATTTGCAATCTCAACAAAAACTGCGTAATGAAGTTCCTGAAAGTTATGATGCTCCAGAATAAAAACCCGATAAAAATTGTGCCAGAAACGTCAACCAAGTAAGAAGATTTGTACATTTCTAGGGTAAAGTAAATAAGCCCTCCAATAGTGAGTGCTAAAACTGGAAGTGATAGCCATATGCGAGATGCTGTAATCCAAAGTAATAGTAGAGCCAGAAGGGCGGCTCCTAGCTCTACTGCTACACTCCATGTCGGGATGGATGGGCTGTTTCCTTCTATAAGTGAATGAAGTATATTTGCTTGAATCTCGTGAGGGTATACTGCTCCTTGTGCTGTAGGCACAGGGTTGGTTACACCTTCGGCAGTTACTCCAAAGATAACAAAGGGAGCAGGTATAGGATTCTCCATATACTCTGCTGCAGTTTGTCTATAGAATTTAACATTCTGTTGAATCCATACTCTTGCGTTTGCGTCCGTGTGTATAAGTGGGTAATTTGGTATACGTACCCATTCTACACCTTCGCTTGTCTTAATTTGATAGCTTGGGTCACCGACACCAACTCTCAACATCTCTAACGCAAAAGAGGGATATAGTCCGTCTTGGCTACTTACGACTATAGGAAGTCTTCGTACAACTCCGTCTACTTCTGGGCTTGAGTTTATTAGTCCCACGCCTTTTGCTGTTACCTGTAGTTTTGGTAATTGTCTTAAAATTCCGGGATAGTTGAATAGCCATTCTTTTGGGTCACCTCCTAGTTGAGCTGTGCCTACGTGAGGCCCTGCTTTTGATGCCTGTGTTGAAGCTGCATAAGCTAAAACACTTGGTTTATTTGATAGTGAGTATGCCAACGTATTGTCGTACTCAATACCGCGTAAATCGGGGTCAGGCATGAGAATAGTAAAACCAGGAACACCCTGTGTAATATCTATCATGCGTGCGAATAGGCTTCTTGGTAGTGGATAACCTTTGTAGGCTTCTACTATCTCTTCATCGAGATCAACAAGAAGTATGTTTTCATTCCGTACTT